CCCCAACAGTGGAGCATTCGGCGCACTGGCGGACTCTGACGACGAGTAAACACAAAAACCCACAAACAACCCTTACCAAACCATAACCCACAAACACTTTTTTACTTCGGCTAAAACGGAAACCAGCTGTACCTTAGAACTCTTATCTGAGCAATATGTCCGGAGCTAGTGCAAGTGGAAATGCATACGAAAAAACGGTAGCAGAGAGTTTACAGACGCTTCAGTATCAGGAATGCCCAATCTTAGTGTGGGGAACGGCAGGGTCTGACAGGGGTGCTCCAGATATTGATGCGTCACTGTGTGATGGAGAATTCAAGATTGAGGCAAAGACCAAGAACGCATTTGAGTTTGGAAGTAAAAAGTTTCAGTTTAAGAATGGGCGCTTTGTGTTGCCAGACCATTCCCTGTTTCGGACGTTCTTTTCCACGGGATTTCAACCATTTGGTGGGTTCATTCCTTCGTTTCTACGTGGAGATCCCAGTCAAGAGGCGCTGTATCGTGATCGCCAAGAGCAAAAAGCTCTTGGGAATCCACTTGAGGTACGATTTGTAGTAGACGATTCGCTGGCTGCTGCTAAGTATTATGCCGCCAAGGGAATCCACTACTTGCAGATTGAGGGACATGGGCTATATCACACGGGCTGTGATCCCTTCAACTTTGGCGTACCGCTCCTCACAATGAAGATGCAGGTGCGGTTCCGGTGCAAGACCCACAAGACTAATGTGAATCACAGTGTTCAGGCACAACTGAACTGTGTGCATCCACCTGCAAAGTCGCCATATGATCTTACAGATGTCACGCGGCTTCCTCCTGGGTTCTCGGTCGGATGATCAACTCAGACGAGGGTTTGATGCTCATTCCATACGCCCACTGTGCAGACGTAATCGTACACTCCGCATAGAGTTCCCGAATATACGGGCAGTCATTGTAGGATAGAACCCAGTCTGATCTCTTTTTTAATTCAGTTGCAAATCGAGCATGATCAAATCCCTCGTGCATATCACCATCCTTTCCGTACACATATGTGGGGATGTAGTAGGGTGGATCTGCGTATACAAAAGTGTTGTCTGTCTCAGGATGATCTGCCAGAAACTGAACACAGTCGCTGTTTGATAATGTGACATTCTCAAGAGACACGGTTGTCAATCGATCAATCGCACTTTGATTCATGCGTCCATCTGCAGACTGTTGTGAGAATCCACCGCAGAAGGTTGAGCCACTGAAAGAACAACGATTCACAAGATAATATGCAGCAGCGATCTCAAGCTCATCTGTCATCTCCAAGATCTCCCTCCTGATCGCACCAAAGGCTTCTTTTGTGACAGGACACATTGCCTGCACGGATGCCTGGAGTTCAGAGGGACGCTCCTTGAGTGTCTTCCAGAAAATGTAGAGAGGTCGGAACAGATCATTTGCAAAGACTGTCATGCCCTTGCTTCTGCAATAGAGTTCGAAGCTTCCTCCACCAAGGAATGGTGACAACAATGTCGTCTTTCCTTCGGGGATATAGGTATCAAGTAATTTTATTGCACGAGTCTTGCCACCAGGATACCGAAGCGGAGACTTGTTTGCCATGATGCGATTCTTGTGTTAGCATATCTTGATTTCGTTTTCAGATAAAATGGAATTCGTAGGTGCAAACTGTAAGGAGTGTGTAGCCAGAATGAATCTTCAAGAACTTGCACAAAAAACAATTGAGGTAGAGGTGCTGCGAAAGGCATTCAATACATGTACGCCGTATGACTGCCACTCGAGGAGTATCTTTGCAGTGTTCTATCCAGGGGGTCCGTGGGAACCGGTGAATCCTGAAGGCATTCCGATGGAGAAGGTCGCCAGGGTTATGTGGTTGTGTATGGGTCACGTGGAGTATCTTGAGAGGTTCATTGGATTCTTTGCGGCAGAGCAAGTTGCAGACTATGATTTGCTAAAGGAGTTCTTTATTCAAGCCTTGGTGAGAACATAAGCCTTGTTGATGCCGGAGAACTCGGCAGTCAGGTGGAACAGGGCACCCGCGATAAAGACTGTGATCCACTTTGAGAACCCAAATTTTTCAGCGACCCAGAACACCGGAAGCAAAAAGAGTCCAACAAGAACCGCTTCGTAGAGGAAGTACATTTGTTATTCAAAATGGATTTGATTTTGCCAGACAAGTGGATAGTGGAGGACAAAATGATGACCATTCTGAATGACGCAATCAGCTACGCGCTTGAGATGACGAACTACAACCTGCAGGGGAGCGCCTACAAGATCGAGCTTGAGGATACGTGGCACGTGTACTTCAGTACACCGACTGAGGACGAAGATGGACGACCTAAGACACCCGTGGCATCCGAGATGCAGATCATGGATGTTGAAATCCTCTTCAGGGATGGCGGACTCGTGGCATCCATTCTCAAGCGAGAGAACATGAAGGATCGCGAGGTGACTGCACTGATGGACTATCTGCTTGAGGAGATTGAGATGCCTGCGCTGGAGGACTAGATCTTCTGAACCTTCTCTGGAACAATCTTTACTAACTCAATTGGCTTATACACAAGTGCACAACCGTGTACCTCAGACATCCTGCAGGTCGCACAAAATACTTTTTCACTTGAACACTTGCACGTGAACTCGAGATGAGACTTCTTCTTACAATGGGCGCAACGGGGCATACAGTCTTACGTCTTAATAAAATCACGTTCATTTTTAATGGAGACGGTCACCTACGTCGTGGTTGTTGATCCTGATGTGGACTTCCCACTTGCAGAGTTCAAACGTGATGTCGCGATCTGTCTCGCAGATCCATACGGTTGGGAATCAAAAGGATACAAGTTTGTCTTGGTCAAGCAGAAGCCTCGTGTAACAATCCACCTGACTTCACAGTCCGGTCTTCGCAAACAAGGTTGCGATGATTCCTTGTCCTGTGCCATCATGGGTGGTCATCAGATGTGGATCAATGAAGAGCGATGGCGTCACGGCTCTGCAAAGAGTGGACAGGACTTGGATGGATATCGCCAGTACGTTATAAGCCACGAAATGGGGCATATACTGGGGCGAGACCACGTAAAATGCCCTGCCCGGGGTCAACCGGCGCCGATAATGTTGCAGCAGACCTTAGGACTTCACGGGTGCCTTCCGAATACAAACGTGTAGTGGGAGACTCCTTGCGGAAGTAGGTCTGTGGATTGGACAGCACCCACATTGCAAAGAAAGCCACTACTCCAAGAAGTATCACTTTCAGCATTGAGACTCTTACTTATAAAAATGGACAGCATTGTAACCGCCGTGATTGAGAAGTTCAAGCAGCGGTCGGAGTTTGGAAAGGCAAAGTATGGAACGGACCTTGATCGTAAGGACCTTTCTATCCTTGAGTGGATTGTTCATGCGCAAGAGGAGCACATGGACGCTATTTTGTATTTGGAGAAGCTGAAGTCAGAGCTCAAGACTCAGAATGTACTGGATGTTACCAAGACCAGCTCGGGACGTTAACGACGAGTGGATCTGCGACGACGGCGACGACGAGTGCCCTTCCTACGACGACCTGCGGGTCCGGGATCTGATTCAGGCGCAGCGATCTTGCCAATGTCATCCCGTGAAACAAGATACGGTCCGCCAACAGTCAGACTAATCCCCCTTGCAGCGCGATGAGGGAAAGTCTCATTATATGCAACCTCCGCCATACTGCTACGAGGGTTGAAGTCGGTAATGGTTCCTGTTACGACCTCTTTTTTACCAGACCAGTCACGAATACAGACGCGCTCACCCACTGTGAATCTGCGGGTATCGCGGGAGTGTTTAGCAATAAACTCACATGCTGGCGGAACAACACTAGGTGCCGGATCACCTGGCTCGTCCATCTTATTCTGTGGCAACTTTAGTTAGCGGCGACGGGTCATTCTGCGCCTGCTCTGACGCCGAGACTTCCTGCGACGACCGCCCGGTGGAGTGGGGTCATCGGCGGTGAACTTCGGAACATCATCTGGAAGCCATCCAGCTGTTCCGGGAAGGTTCTCAACTCCTGTGGCAGCATTGGATTCAATCGCACCCAAATTAGCCGCAGTTCCTGTTGCTGTAAATGTGCCCTTACGATCACCAGTGTTGGTGAAGGTAAGAGTTAAGGTGAGTGCACCGACATCCTTTCGAAGCGCTTCAGCACGAGACTTCAGCTGATCCGCAGTGGGAGCCGCCCCGGTTTTTGTATTGACGACTGGAAATGTGAATGTGAACGGAGGCATCCCTTTGATTTGACTCAATATTTAGTTGCTGTATGCAAGACCACCCATACCGGACATCACACGGAAGATGTTGTAGTTCACGGCATACATACGGAAGTTGAACGGTGTCGTCTTTGTTGGCTTGGCAATATTGGCGGTGACAATGCTGTCAAATACGAGCGTGGTCGTGTCGATGCGCGAGAAGTTACACGTTCCAGACGGCTGGTGCTCCTCGGGCTGGAGAGCAAACGAGTAGACGTTGATGGGGTTCTCATGGGGCGTGTAGTTCAAGTTCGGCAGCGTGAAGATCACGGAGACACCCGTGGTGATGCCAGTGAGGAGAGAGGGCTCGCTGAGCTGGTAGGTTCCCAGACCACCCGAACCCGTTCCGTAGGACTGGATGATCGTTCCAGGTGCGAACGTGGTTCCAGCAGCCGTCGTCACGAGGGCACCCTCAATGATGTAGGGCGGCGGCGAGTTCGTGCCTGTAACCGGGGTAGACGTCACCGTCAGAATATCTCCAGTAACGCTGCAAGTAGCCGTCACTGTTGATGCAGCCGGTGCAATCACCTGGCTGCGCATCGGGAAGAAGGCACCGCCCGTATGGTGCTGGTACGGCTGAACCTTCCAGAAATAATCGCCGTAGCGCTCATCGAAGCGGTCCTGTCCGTTGATCTGCAGGCGAGCACGGTTGACGATGTCATCGTAGCTGAACGGCTGCGTGAAGCCAATGTTCTTGGTGAGGTCCGAGCCGCAGTCCGTCTTGCGGGCATCCTGGAAGACCCACACCAGCTCCTTGACCGGGTGGTTCAGTGTCAGGTCAATGCGAGCCGATGCCGTCGTGAGCGTCTGCTGGAGACCGAACTGGAGCTGGTCGATCAGATACTCGTGCGACTGCTGGGCAAACCGGCGGCGCTCATCGACGTCCAGGTAGATGTAGTCAATGTAGAGTGCCATGTCCTTCAGCTGGGGGAGGAGAGCAGCCGCCTGGGAGACCGTCGTGGTACCCGGAGTGGTGGCAGTGACCAGATCCGTCGCAGGGGACAGAGTCACATTGATGCGCACCTCGTGGTACTGGAGGGCGATCAGGGGCAGCGCGAGTCCCGGGTTGCGACAGAACCAGAACTGGAGCGGGATGTAGAGGATTGCCGGGCGACCACCGCAGGAGACGGCGGTCGTCTCCGTGCCACCGAGATATCCGCCCAGCATCGAGTCCATCTTGACGGAGTTGTCAAAGTTAGAGGTCAGATTCTCCCACAAAAAGAGCCACTCGCCATAGTGGGTATCAATGATCTGACCGCCAATCTCCACCTCAATCTTCTTGAGAAGCTGGTACCCGAGACGACGCTCATATGCAGCCGTCCACTTCACATCTACGGAATTGGTGTCGGGGAGCTGGACCTCGAGGTAGGTCTTGTACATCAGGTCAGCGTTGCGGTTGATAACGGCAACAACGCGCTGTCCGTACTGGGGCGAGCCAGTGAAATTCACGCGAAACGCCTCCATGGCGAAGTTCGTATGACGCTTGTAGAGCACCTTCCAGAAGGTGATGTGGGGATTTCCTGTGATGTAGGCATCCTGAGCACCATATGCAACGAGCTGAAGAAGACCACCGCCCATTTAGTTTATTCTTTGCGAGGATATATTCTTCTGCCTTTGACACAAGGGTCGGGTGATTACGCAGAAGGCAAAGCATTAAACTTCTCAAGCGCCTCCTTTGCCGCCATCTGTTCTGCCTTCTTGCGGGTCGTTCCCATTCCACGACCATGAATGGTGGGTCCGTCCATCACGAGCACCCTGATCTCCTTGGGATCGGGACCAGGACTTAGCATTGTGTAGGTCGGCGTGTTCCCAAATTCGCGCTGACAGTACTTTTGAAAGATATCCTTATAGTTCGTGACGGTCGTCACGGCATCCTGAATGTCGATATAGGTCTCCATCACATTCGTCACAAAAGCGTATACAATGTTGAATCGGTTACCACAGTCAGTCCACAATGCACCAATGAAGGCTTCAAAGATATCTCCTAGTTTTTGGATATTACGACGTCCATTGATCGCAACAGACTCTTCGTTGTGGCGCGAGATCACATAGAAGAGATCCAGTCCTACCTTTTGACACAACACGCCAATTCGCTCGTTGTTGACAAGTTCCTTACGAGCATCTGTCAAGAACCCCTGTTTCTTATCCGGATACTTGCGACGAAGATACGTAGCCACGCACACACCTAACACCGAGTCTCCCTCAAACTCAAGGCACTCATAACTTTCATCTTGGAGAGGCATCACACCAGAGGGACACGGAGCAAGAGACGCCGGACGTCCATCGGGTGTAGTGTAATCAGATCGTTTGACATAGGTCGTATGAACCATCGCCGTTTGAAACACGCGAGAGTTTGCAACGCGGTAATGCGGCAAACCGTGGCGATGAAGAACACGGTGAATATCCCGTTCAGTAAATGGCTGGTTCCTCGCGTTGTACGGTGAATATGTGTCCGACATTACCTTGTGGTTTGCTGACGAATCTTTTATCCGTTTTCCTACACAATGGGGGCGGCTCAGTCGATGACCTACACTGAAGTCCCGGACGCCCTGCCCAAGCACGATCCTGGCAACCTGATTGAGATCAAGGATGTGCGGTACAGGTCTCCGATCCTGAAAGATATGGCGGTTGGATTAGTCTTTTTCAACCCTGCCAAATCGAAGCGGATGCTGATGAATTACCTGTACACAATCGAGAAGCTGAAGTTAGCAAAGATTCCCTACTATACGCTGGAGTTGATCTACAATCGGCAGGAACCGGAGATCGCAGATGCCTTTCACGTCTATGCCAAGTCGGTGATGTTCCACAAGGAGAATCTCTGCACCATCCTTGAGTCCAAGATCCCGTGGTATTATTCCAAGGTCCTGTTCTTGGATGCGGACTTGATCTTTGGCAATCCGGACTGGTACTCCGAAGTCTCCTCTGCCTTATCCGATCACGATGTTGTTCAGCCATTCACAACCGCAGTGTGGATGGATTTGACCTACACCAAAGCCACGCAGATCCGCGAGTCGGTCCTGTTTATGGATACAAAAAAGACCTTTGATCACAAACTTCATCCTGGATTTGCCTGGGGCTTCCGTCGTTCGTGGTTCCGTAAGGTTGGATTCTTTGAGTACGGCGTTACAGGAAGTGGAGACACCTTGTCGGCTGCCGCGTGGTTGGGTGTGAAGTTTCCCTCCACCTATCTCAAACCTGCCCTGGTTCCTGCCTACGAAGCATTTGATAAACTGCCCAAGCCGCGGATTACCTGCACATCCGGCGCCATCTTCCACTTGTGGCACGGAACGCACGTGAACCGCAGATACGTGGATCGCCATCTCATTCTGGATGGTATTGCCGATATTCGGAAAGTCATGCGCCCGAACTGGAATGGCGTGTGGGAGTTCAGTATCAAGGGAGTATCTGAAAAAATGCTCGACTACTTCGTCTCCCGAGTGGATGATGGGGTTTAAAAATAATGTGTTGTGAAAAGTCATATCACGTTGATGGTGAAGCCCCTCTTCACCCTGGCTACTCGTCTCCTCAGCACCAATGGGTCGCTTGTGTGTAATTTGACTCGTATCCGGGGTGGGTTTCTCCCTCACGAAAATCTGGACCAAGCAAAACGTCATCTAGCAGATCTTCAGCGCACACTGCAAGAGATTGAAGAGTCTCTTACTCACGCTTCACAACCTTCAGCTCAAATCCGTAATCCGTCTCCACCATCTTCGCCTCTTGGCGCCTAACAATCTCCGTCATAACAGCCTCGGCTTGTCCAGGCACCAGCTCATCCAGGTAGGACTTCAGCTCCTTCTTGGACATTGACCATCCCTTCTTCCACTGGTTGGGACGCTTCACTGCAAAGATCATACCCGAACTTGCAAGATTAATCTTGTCGGGTAAGCTCTCACGTGTCGTGGCATACAACGCAGTCAGATCTAGCTCAATCGTACGGCGCTCATCGCGGAGTCCGTTTGCAGCAACATTCACCTCATTCAAACGACGCGTGACATCAGCATAAGCAGAGAGAACAGGCTTGAGTGCGTCCATTGATTTGTTCTTGTTCTGACTTAATAGTATCCGTTTTAGAACAAGGATGTCGTGGGTAGACGAAGAAGAAGTCGAACGCCTTCGTCAAGTGATTAACAAGAAAGAGAAAGACGTAGATCCAATCCCCAAAGGAACTCCCGAAGAGATGTGGACAAACATTCAACATCGTCTCCATGACAAGTGCTCTACGGGATCTGCAGAGTGTATTGTTTCGTCTCTGATGAAGAAGCCGGCTGCCTCAAAGCAGTGGGCAGTGAATCGATATGAGTGGCTGTCCTCCGACGACATTGATCACGTAGAAAAGGAGTATGTCAAGCTCTTTTCCCACTATCACTTTCTTGGTTGCATCCCTATCGACTTTGATCAGAAGAATGAAATACAGGAGTGTCTCGTCAGCACACTGTGTGCAATGAAGCTCCCTGAGTTAGTCAAGAAGGGTCACGAGCAGATCGGTATTGTCTTCAATACAGATCCTCATGACGGACCCGGTGAACACTGGATTGCTTTATTCTGCGATGTGCGGGCAGACCTAGAGTATCCTCGGATCACATACTTTGACTCCTATGCTCACCATCCTGAGAAGGAAATCAAGACGCTCATGAAGCGGTGGAAGACCCAGTGGGATGCAACTGGCAAACACTCCAAGCCAATGAAGATGACTTTCAATGCCACACGTCACCAGTTCAAGGATTCCGAGTGTGGAATGTATTGCCTGTATTTTCACCGTTCGTGCCTGATGGAGCTGCCAATGCAAGAGCGGATCCCTGACGATGTGATTAATGGATTTCGTCAGATGTTGTTCAGAGTTCCAAAAATAGAAGGCGGTACTTAATAATGGAGTTTGCAATCGGAGCTGCACTTGTTGGCATCCTCGGATACACGATTTGGAAGGATGGTATTGATGAAGAGGATGCAGCAGTGGGACGTAAGCGGTTGTGTGACTACTATGTCACGGGTGGTGTCTTTGAGCAGGCGAGCGAGGTTGTTGGATCAGGACGCCGCCTGCTCGAGGTCCATCTCTATTCCGACGAAAATGGAAAGCCAATTGTATCCAAGACTCCGTTGAATCTTGGATACGATTATGCATACGAATATTGGACATTTGATTCGGTCTGTGTTGATCTTCTGCAAGCGTGGTCCTCGACATCAGATCCCTTCATCTTGTCAATCGTGCCCCACGTGACGAATAATGTGACTCTGAATCTTGCAGCAGACATCTTGAAGACAACAGTGCGTCGCCACCTTGTCTCCGATGTAGATCCGTCGACACCCCTGGACGAACTGAAGAACTCTTTGATCGTGGTCTCCGATAACGTACAAGGGTCTGAGCTGGGTCCCCTTGTGAATCTGTCGTGGAGCGACTCCAATGTACGTCGTCTTCTCTACGGACAGGCAATGCACCCTCAGGACCAGGTCGAGTTGGTCGCCTACAATCGCAATGCCATCAGTCTTGTCGTCCCCGACCCTACCTTTGGAAAGTCGGCGCTGGATCCTAAAATCGCGTTCGCGTACGGATGCCAATGGCTGTTATTTACTAGTTCGCGTGCCGCCCCGGGGTTCGTTGAAAAGCCGGCGGGTCTTCAATAACTTCTTGAGCATTAAATAAAATGACGGCTTGGCTCTCCCACGTTAAGAAGACGATGAAGGCTCACAAGGGCATGAAGTTTGGTCAGGTCCTCAAGCTGGCGGCGAAGACCTACAAGAAGGGAAAGCACAGCGGTGGTGGCGAGGTGGAGCCGTCCTCGAGTAGCGACATTACGACCTCGGGACCGTCGGCTGCCAGCCCGCCCAGCGGTATTCTTCGTGATGTCGCACCGGTCGGTGGACGTCGCCGCAGCCGCCGCGGTCGCAAGAGCCGCAAGGGCAGCCGCCGTGGTTAAAACGGAAATCCGTCAGCTAAACAATAGACTGTATGGAGGATCCGCCTAAGACACGTCGCGAGACGAAAAAGACTGCAAAGGAGAAGAAGGCAGATGTCTATTCTGCAAAACATACACGCTTACAAACCAAGACCAAGTCTAAATCAAAGTAATCTACGATGAGAAATTCGAAACGTGCGCCGATGGTCACGATCCTTTGTACGACCACCTGCCGTTTTGCGACATGTTTTTCCATGATACGTCTTTTTAGAGCAACCGCTCTTGAAATACGCAAGATGGTGTGCCCAACCCTTGAAGGAGGGAAGCTTCTTTTTTGACATTGCACTTAACAGTCCATACATCCACTTCATATACGCTTTACGGGATCCCAACTCCGGTTCATGAGCATCAATATAGGCTGAATACATCTTCTTCTGTTCTGGAATGGGGTGTGCGTGATGCAAGGCGTGTAAGAACGTGCGCTGTGTTGCCATCTGTTCGGGCTCAGGGTCATCTGGGTAGTTGGCTGCAAGCGATGCCAAGAAGTCAGCACCCAAAACTGCAGTCGGCTTCATGGACATGTAACGCGCCTTGACCTCCTCAAATGAAGGATCGGGTCCGGGATTGACCACCGCAGGGTCATCTTTGCATTGGGTTCTCAACTTGTTGTTCACCATGTTGTGAATCTCATACATCCACTTGCCAGGGTCGCCGCGAAGGGGGTGTTTCTTTACAAACTCCGTGGTAGATGCACGACAGAATTTACAAGGCAGTACATCTTTCATTTGGTTCAGTACATCGTCGGGGTGCTCCGACTTGAAGGCAACTAAGTGAAATAATTGCCACGCACTAGGTCCAAAAAATCTAGTATCCATCTACACAGTTATATAGTACACTATATAATGATCGGACGTCTTTATAAAATCTCGAGCATAATTGATGACAGTTTTTACATAGGGTCTACACGACAGAGCCTCTCAATGCGTCTTAAGAATCATCGATCAAAGTCAAAGGACCCCGTGCGACAAAAGACACCTCTCTACGTATACTTCAACCGGGTTGGGTGGGTGCATGCTCGGATTGAGTTACTGGCTGAAGTGGATAGTGTAACAGATTTGGACTTGCTCGGAATGGAGAAAGCTGAGATCAGCGGAGTCCTTACCGATCCACGCTGTTTGAATAAGGCAATGCCGCTACGAACCCCCGAAGACAAGAAGGAACGTGATAAGGAATACTCCAAAGTGTATCACCAAGAACACCGAGATCACAATAGAGAGAAGACAAGACAATGGCGTCTAGACAACCCAGAGAAGTTCGCCGAGCAGCGTCGTCGAGCCAATGAGCGTGCAAGGGAAAAGAGGGACGCCCAAAAAACAATCTAATAGAGTAACCAAACAAACATGCTTGATACCCGGGACATCATCATCCTGACGGCTTCGTTCTACCTCGGTGGCGTTGTTGGAGAGTTCTTTAAGTCCCTGTCGGAGGACATCCTGACGCCGCTCCTCGCGCCGGCGGCGGCTGCCGGCAAGGGTGTCTCGAGCTACACGGTGTCGATGGGTGGCGTCACGCTGAAGCTGGGTGAGGTGCTGGTCGCCTTCGTCAACCTGGTCGTGTCGTTCGTACTGGTCGTCTTCACCATCGGACTTCTTCGTACCTACGTGCTGACCCGCATCGGTGCCAACCGCACCGCGTAAGTAAAAAATAGGCATAGTAGATAAATGGTCTGGTACAATCCGTTCTCTTGGGGTTCGTCTACTCCCGATACGTCTGCTCCCCTTCCCGCTGCCGCACCGACAGTCCCGTTTGGTGCTCGCCGCCGCACCCGTCGCGGTGGTCGCAAGGGTTCTAAGCGGACCCGAACTGGAAAGAGGTCCAACCGTGCTTAGGGTGCGTACCGTACTTAGCCTCCATCCGCTTCTTTAGCTCAACGGTTGAGCCATTACTCAAATTATTCTCCTGCTTCCACCTCTGAAACTCCCGATTCATCATTCCAGTATTCACAGGATCGCCTGCCGTAACACCGGCATCCAGTGCATGCACGAAGTCCGTGATAAACCGACCCACAACATCGGTCTCACTCTTGTACTCGCTCGTACTCAGCGTGACTTTATCTGGAACAGGCAGCTTCCTGAACCCGTGACCCTCCTTGAAGATCGTCACCAGATAGTTCATCATACACTCCGCCCACTCCGTACTCTCCACCTTCATCTGAATGGTCTTGTCATCCGGCAGCTCATTCGGAGCCGTAGGGTTCGGCACGAACTTGTTTGGGAAATCAATCACCAGCAGACGGCGCCAGGTACCACCATCCTGCGTATCCACCTTCGGCTTGTTGTTGCATGACACGTGGTACTTTGCCTGAATCTCAATGTCAATCATCTCCTTGGAGCCTGCAAACAGATCGCGCGCAGTGATCTTCTCGCACGATGATAGCTCCTTCATCAGACCCGTCTTGATGTTGGCACCCTCCTCCGGCTCCTGCATCGTGACGAAGCGCTTGCCCTTCATACGGACCAGCTCTGGACTCGCCACACCTGCCTTGCTGCGGTCCTGTGTGATCAGCGTAATCGGTGCCTTGCATGCGTACGTCCCCATACAGGTCGCCATCAAGATCACCAACATCGACTTGCCATTTGAACCGGATCCCGTCAGGATGTGGAACTTCTGCGCTGGATTGCCACCCACCATGCACGTCGCCAAGTGCGCCATGAAGTAGTTCAAGACCTCCGGATCCGGCAGAATGCTGCTGAGGAACTTCCACAGCTCCTTCCAGCAAGAATAGTCTGTGTAGTGACGACTCGTGTGATAATCCAGCTCAGTAGTGAAGCTCAGGTAATCCTCTGCCTTGCCGTCACGGAACTCCATGTTCAGCGTATCAAAGATGCCATTGTTGAAGGCGATCAGGTTCTTGTTGGTGTCAAGCTTGATTGACAGCTCCTCGTCCAAGAACAGCAGACGAGCCTCCTCCATCACATTCTTTTTGAATGCCGTTGTCTTCAGCTTCTTCTGTGCGTCAATATACTTCTGTTTGCGCTTCTCAATCTTGCACATCTCGCACGGCTCCACTGGCTCCTCGCCCTTCTTCTTACCACCGCAGGAACAGGCATCTGTGACGTCCCGCAAACGCCCCATCTCGTTTTCCTTGTCCACGAACTTGCGCCATACCTCATTGGATAGCTTTGCAAGGAGACCAACTCCTTTTCTGGTTAGCTTCCACACATGACCCACGAAGCGGTACCACTCATTCTGACCATAGTCTGAACACTTGAACTCATCTTGGAACATTGCAAAGACCACGCGTGCAAAGTCGTGTTCTGTCATTGTCTTTGTGGCTTCCTCCACGAGCTCCTCGATGTTCTTCATCTCAATCTTGTCCCACTCACCTGGGTTGTCCATTCGGGACCAGCCACGCAGACTGCGCTGAGACAAGACCGGACCATTCGTGCGGAAACTGAAGCTATCCCACTTTGACTGCGCCAGACGAGGATCGTAGTTCTCATACTGGGCGCTGAAGTCGTAGAACACTGCCTCCAACGAGTCGGGGTGGATGTTCTTCAGACAGATGCCCGTGCTGATCCAGTCCTCGTAGCTCGTGTACCGGAACGCTGCAAGATTCATCACGTGAGCGCGGTAGTAGTCGATCATGTCATCCGACAACGGCAGACGGTACGTATTACGCTCCGGAGTCGAGGCACGAGATCCCCGCTTCTCTCCCGGCTCACGAGCTGCAGCACGACCACGCTGAAGACCCATTGATGCGCGAATCTCCTCCTGCTCTGCCTTCTTGCGGAAGCGAGCTGCCGCCTCCTCAAGCATCGGCGTCTCTGCCGAAGGACTTGACCGAATCGACATCTGGCGGAGAAGGTCTGGAGTAACCTGAAGAGGGACATTTGTATTCACGCTGATCTCCCCCGAAGTTGGAGTCCAGTCAAGAATGTACTTGATCTGGTACGGCGTTCCCTCCTTCTTCTTGGAACCCAGCAGTGTCCACGGCTTCGTGTGCATTAGCATTCCCTCATCATAGACCTTGTCCCATTTATCTGCCAGAGGGAGACCAGGGAAGAACTCGTCCATACGCTTCAACAGCGTACGACGGATCTCCTCCTCGACAAAATGGTTAGTCTTCAGAACAGGAACTACGATGTGAAGACCCGACTTAGAGAAGTCGTCCGCAGTCTTGTTCTTATCCGTTCCTGCAGGGTAGAATGTTGGCTCCGGCTTCTCTGAGACAAAGAGCTCAACTTCCCCGGGAATCGTCAAGAACTTCTTAACCTCTTCCATGTATGCCTTGGTAAAAGCAACCACCTGTTCCTGCGTGTGGAGGTGAGCATCAAGACGTCCCGCATACTTGAAGTCAAGGTCAACGCGCATCGCACCAATCCGCGTGCTCTTCTCCGTCATGTGCAGAGCGCCATGTCCGTGATTGATGTACTCGCAATAGAGCTTGTAGAACTCATCAATATCGTCCTCCTCAATTCGCCAGGCACCACCGGACATCCCCGTGTGAGTAGCGCTGTCCCCTTCCGCCTTCCGACCACTCTTCTTCTTATCTGAATCGGTCTCCTTTCCAGTTCCGTTGAGAAATTCCGAAAGCTTAGACTTAAGCATCCTGTGATAAATAGCGCCGATTACTTTGCGGCGAAGTATTCATTTTGAACGCGGCAGACCGTGTAAAAAATGGAAGCCACTAAGTACAAGGAGACCTAACCGCAGGATGAAGTTCTGTACCAAGTGTGACAACATGATGTACAACATTGAAGAGCGCGATGGGTCAGCATTTATCAAGTGCCGCCAGTGTCCTTACGAGGAGGAAATTACAAAGGAGAACCCTGTGGTCTACGATCACGATCTACTGCAAGATACGTCAATTCAGTACTCGATCAACCCGTACCTGAAGCACGATCCGACGCTGCCTCGATTCACGAACATGAAGTGCCCTAGCCCGATGTGCCCTACAAAGGGTAAGGAGTCTAACATTGTCGGCATCAAGTTGGATACCAAAAATGTAGTGTGGATGTATCAGTGTGCGGCGTGTAATGCCACGTGGAAGCAGGCGGCACGTGGTCCATGAGGACCCCTTGGGGACGTGGTCCATGAGGACCCCTTGGGGACGTGGTCCATGAGGACCCCTTGGGGACGTGTCCTTAGACCGGTTGACGAACGGACTTGTATGCGCCCGTAGCCTTCGTATCTACGCGAGCAAGGTGAGGCACCGGTGCATAGACGCCGTCCGACTTGGCGGCGATGAGGGGAAGACCACCAGTTTGCGGGAATTTACCTGAGCTCTGCGTGGTGCTCGTGGAGTTGTGCACGGTGGACAAACTTTTTGGCTTGTTCACCGGTCCCATTCCATTATAGGGGCGAACACGAGCGATCTGCCCGTTTACCACGCGCAGGGTAGAGTTGTTGGGAGTGAGCAAAGCAGCCGCCTGAGAACCCAGGAGCTGGGCGTTGAGTACAGACTGATTTGGGTAAGGCTGAGCGCTGGTCTGGATCGTAGTGGGAATCCTGCTATTACGATACGCAAGCGATGCAGCCTGAGCCTTGATAAATGAAGTGTAGTCCGATGCCGAGAGAGTAGGCATTTGTCTAAAACGGACAAAAGAAGTCCAATGCAAGAGTAAGCATGAGTCTCGATCTCCATCCTGAAGTGAAGCCCGTATTCCGTGATGAGGTTGCTGAGATGATTAAGCAGCCCCGGATTACTCAGCCATTCTTTACCAAGTACGAGTACACTGCGCTTGTAGCGACTCGTGCGCAGCAGCTTGCTGAGGGTGCTAAACCCTTGATTGACTTGAAGGGTCTGAAGACGTCCGATCCGATGTTTGTGTGGACGGTTGCCAAGAAGGAGATTGCTGAGAGGAAGCTGCCCTACATTATCCGGCGCCAGCTCCCCAATAACATGTCAGAGTACTGGAGCGTACAAGAAATGGAAATTCACTGGTGATTACTTTATTGCAATCGCAACCACGAGAGCCAATATCATATAAATCAGTCCCTCATTCCACCCGTGAGCGGGACTAAATAAGGAGGTTCCGCCCCCAAGCATATCAGCAAATCCTCCGCCCACGGTGTGAAATAACGCAACGGTTACAATCACAAGAAGTAGCCACTTTTTGAATGTACTCATTGCTTACTGTCCCGAAAGTTTCGCGAGATCCTCGTCAGACGGCGGAAACAGGAGCAGCTGGGGAATCTCCGCAGGCGGGTTCAGCATCTGAGGGGAATCGTGACCCACGATCTTCATCGCCTGCGCCAGGTCAATTGACTGCGAGGGAGTGAACCGAGCATTCACCTTCGCAATATCCGCGCTGATCTTTTGGGAGAGAGGATCGCCGCGCGCCATCAAATAAGCAAACGCCACAATCACCGCAATCACAAGTCCGAGCAATACGTACTTCGAGGTTGACTTCTTCATTGTTCTTCGGGCAGACAAGAAAAACGGAACTCCAGGGCTGTAAACAAGAGAAGACAATGGACTTTCCAATTCCAGTAAGGTGTTTTACGTGCAATCTTCCAATCGCGGGGAAGTGGACGAAGTTTCTTGATCTTGTTGCAAAGTTCCGCAAGCAGGATGGTCGTCCGGAGAATGACGAGTTAGTGTATCTTACCAAGACAACTGTCGTGACCGCAGAGGGTCGCGCAATGAATGATCTTGGGCTTACCCGAGAGTGTTGTCGGCGCCATTTCTTCACGCATCCGGGTGTGTAAACATCCACAGTTCACTTACGCCTTAATTCTTTTTTACCTAAAGAGTAAATGTCCTCGTACAGTGAATACCTTGGACGTTACAAGCAGAGAATGGTGACCATCACGGACACCCGTCCCCACCGCGATGCGGGACACCAAACAGAGATTGTGAAGCGTCTGGCTGCATCTGGTAATCTGGAGACGCCGGTTGCCAATACGGCGTCTCTTCTCGTTTTAAATGCGCCCTCTACTCGCAATGGAGTAGGGTTCAATCACGGTGGCGGTCACACCGTACAGGATACCTCTGTCTACAATGAGTATACTGCCGGTCAGGCGGTAGCTCAGGGTGAACTGCGCCGGAATGCCAAGACCTCGCAGATTACCAATACGATGCCGTGCCTGTCGTCTGCCCAGCTCCCTGAAATTAACGACAAGATTGCCGCCGACCCGACTGGCTTCGGTGCGATTTACAATGCAAAACAGCTGGGTGGTAAGGGTTACAATAGCTGCCTGACATGCGGTGCCACCCGCAATCCTCAGCTTGTTGTTGGTTGCAACTGTCGTCTGACTGCAGCGCAATCAGCAGCCCTGAAGAGCAATATCCAGTACCCCCATACGGCGGATCCTAACGCTTAAACATCTGGATCCCAAAGTAATAATGTTAACTGTCTATACCTATCCAATTGAAAAGCCCGAACCGTGCTATGATATGTCAAAACTTTCACTTGAGGATGGATTTGTAGACACAATTCAATCCATCGTTGAACATCAGACATCGGGTACCATTTGGTTTGGCTATCTTGAGGGCTGGATGCTCACTCCACACGAGGAGGTCATTCTTCGCAAAGCTATTCGCAAGTTCAATTGTATTCTTGTCACTCGATTTCCACTTTCCTTCTCACAGGCGTGGAAAAACGAAATCGATTGGGTCTACACGAACGGGGAGGACAATGGATCACCCGACTCTCACAACAATGGTCGTTTTGTACACGATGGGAGTGCGCCTTAATACGGATGCTCTTGCACACGAGTTACCCCTGACGACGAATATCATCAAGATTGAGAAGCAAGGAATTGTGAAGCGTGGCTCGTCGAAGCGTGACCTCATCAAGCGCCGCGCAAAGACGACGCCGCCCAAGCGAACGACTGGATTCGGACATAACTCGATTACGCTGGTTGTGATGTCAGATGGTGACGGATCTCTCCTTCGCAAGGAGATTACGGTGAAAATCTTCCAGAACGGCGTGTTTCATATCACGGGCGTTCTGGACGAGAAGTATGATCGGAATGTTACGACGGTGTTGAAGAGTCATATCACGGAGCACTGCCCAGCAGCGGTGCTTTCAGGTGAGTGGACCGATGTGCGCCGCGTGGTCTTGATGAACTACAAGACGAAGCTGGTAGGAAGCACAAATCTGTCTCGTGATACATTGTATGCGTCCTTGCGAGAGAAGGGTGTCACGACCATCTACGAGCCCGCAGTGTATCCTGCAGTCAAGATCTACTTTCCGGCAACCAAGTGGATTGCAAAGGTGTTCCGTACGGGGCAGATCATCCTGACTGGAATGACCACTCACGAGGAGTGTGCGTCTCTTGTGACTCAGTTAAAGCCACTGCTTCTAGTATAAGAAATGACAGCTCGTGAACTGACTCCGGCAGAGGTTGCAGCGGGACTGCGCGGGATTAATGATCAGGATCTTTCGGCAACGCAGATTCAGGCTCTTGTTCGGACGATGGATATCTCCAAGCAGAAGTGGAAGCACCTGAAGGCGGATAAGCTGGCGTACGAGGAGAAGCTTCAGAAGGAGAATGAGGTCTTGTATTTCAACTACCCGTCCCTTTTTCAAATGCATGCCGAGGAGCGCCTGGATGCTACCTTTTTTGAGATGCTCGCTCTGAAGCGAAAGATTGAGCGCGGTGAAATCACACCGGAGGCTGCGACTCAGGTGATTGGTCAGAAGCTATCTCAACGGTACATTCCTGAACAGACGAATCAGGCACCTCAGGCTCCAGCGATGTCGTATGAGGATTACTACAAGCAGACTCGCTAGAGTTCCAGATCACGTAGTTATCCGTCTTCTTACAGATGAGCAAGAAGTATGTACGAAGCTCGTCCCAGGTACAGTCGCTCATCGCATAGCACCGCATCTGACTGAGACCCAACGAATCCAGGCGACTGCATAACTCCTCCTTGGTCATACTGTTCTCCAAAACAACAAAGTCATTTCCAGTGTCTGCATAGAGGGTCCGAACATCCTCCATGCAGTCAATCAGTGTCTTGTAACCCAGAATGCAGATCTGTTTCTTGACGTCAAAGTTCAGGATTGTGTTGGCATACTTCTCCACAAATCCTGGGCGCTTCCAGATCTTATCCCACGAACTGTGCTCCTCAAATGCACCCAGCGCCTTCATTCGGTCATCAATTTTGTACACCTGGTACGCCTGAGGGACAATGAACTGCGGACCAAGGCGATTGATCTCCGAGTTACGAATAAGCGAAAAGTTGTTCCAACCGTCGTTCATAAACTGAATGTATGCTAGCTTGTGTACGCGTGCTATCTTGGTCTTGACCGATGTGCGCAGAATGAGCTCCTGATCATCGCAAATTGGCAGATATTCAGAGTAGTTTCCAATTTCGTTCAGCACGGACCGCTTCCAAATGCGAGGGTGGTTGGGTACTCCGACGATGTGACTGAGCGAGACGTTGTTGATGTTTGGCGAGGAAATCACATTTACCCACACCTCCTGGTACTTCTGACAATAGTACCCCGCGTACCCAAGACCAAAGTGATCACCGTACGAGTGGGGCTTGCGGTTCTCGTACAGATGCGCAGTATCCATATACACAAATCCAACCTCGGGGTCTGTCTCAAATGCCTTCACCGCATCTGCAAAGCAGTCGGGGAGAATCTCGTCATCGTGATCCAGCTCCAGGACATACTTGCCACGGCACAATGATGCCACTTCATTTTTCACGTTACCAATATTTCCGCTGTTCTTGGCGCGCTTGTACAGGCGAACGCGAGCGTCATTTCCAACCAGACCCTTCAGAAACTCAAAGTGCTTGTCATCTGGAGAATCATCCAGCACGACCCACTCCCAGTCACGCATGACCTGCTTCTTGAGGCTCTCATATGGACGACGAAACTTTTCATACGAGTTGTAGCAGGTTGTGAAGGCAGAAAAGACTGGACGTGTCGTTTCCTGGGGGAGAAGAGACGTGTGAATGTAGCAATAGTTCACTCCACGACTGAAGGCATCAAGATCTTCAATTTTTGCAAAGTGAATCCACTTCAGGCGCATCCGATTGACCAGATTATTCATCGCCGGGTAGTACTCCTGCTCACTGTTGCCATACGTAACAAGAACGTTATAGTTGCAATCGAACATCTTCAAGATATCCTCTGGGTCGGATGTGAAATTCAGAGTACAGTTAAGTTTCTCTTCATTTGCACTAAGAAACGTATCAATTGCAGAGTACGTCTCGTACCGGAAAAAAAGAACGTTTGGATATTTCATTGTCTCTACCTAGATCTTCCTCAGTTGTGTTTAACCGCTTAACTCTGTGCGAAGATCAGCCAGCATCTTGCCCAGTACATTCTTGCCCGGCCACTTTCCAGGGTCGTTCGCCTTGGACGTATCTGCAGATGTACCGATTCCCCAGTACTTATCGCGAGCAGACGCCTCTCCAATCTGACGCTTTCCAGTCTCTGTCAGCTTCGTCTTCAGATCCGGGTGCTGCATAAACTTTGCCTTGACACCCGTGCGCATCACGCCATCCTTGACCTTATCCCACTCCTCCTTGTTGAAGTCCTTGACCTTCTTGCCCAGCGCCTTGACTGCCTTCGGAGAGGGTGTCTTCAGGATCTTATCTGCAATAAACCCATCACCGAACTTCTTCGCCTTGGACCACTGGAAGTAGTGCTCGACCGTGGGGAATGTGACCGAATCCACCTGGAAGGGAGCCTCGTACATATTTGACAACCCACGCCACTCACCCTTGCCCTCGTCTGCTCCGAAGAAGAGCACAGGAGCATCTGCGCTACCCTCAATCCGAGCCGTGGAGATCTTCTTGGTACGCGTCTTCTTCTTCTCCTCGGGCTTCGGGTCCTGCTCCGAGCGCTCATCCTTCACCGGCTCCTCCTCGGCAATCGGAATCTCCACCTCCTGCTTCTCGTCCTTTGGAACCTCGCCCTTCTCAAACACGAAGCTGCGGTGGAGGAAGCTGAATGCCTGGTGCTCCTGCGACAAGACCACATTGTTCTGCTCCGCATAGTGATCATTAAACATTGTGCTACCGACCAAGTTGTAGCCGTGCTTCTTCAGAATCTCCACCATCTTCTCAAACGGCACCAGATACTCCTTCTGCGGCTGCTCGAAGCTCTCCAAGTGCACCGACACGGCATTCCCAAAGGTCTCAGACCAGCCGGTGCCGTCATCGTACTCCTTGACGAACTCGCCAAACACCTGGCGACCCGAGCGGAAGATATGAGTCTGCTTGCCCATCAGGAGGGAGTAGACTGCAGCGCCATCCAGACAGGTTCCGAAGAAGAGTCCCTTACCGTGCGTCTCCAGGTTTGTCGCAAAGACCTCGAACGTCTCCTCCGACTCACATGCGTAATGGATTGCCATCTGGCACGACACCACATCAAACTCGGTATGTCTAGCAAAGTGCTCCAGGTACGGAGTCGTTGCCGGTTCCGATCCAGTCACAATACTCGCATATTTGTTGTCACCCTCAAACAGTGGCTTCGTCATGTCTCCACAGATAAACAGCACGGGTGGAAGGTACTCGGTCGGGTGATTTGCCTTCTCCTTCAGGTAGCGGACGCAGGCGCCCTGACGTGGCGAGGTAAGGCACGACTGCGAGGAATCCACGCCCACAACCAGACTTGGCTTGGTGCGCTTCCACTTCAGCAAATCACCGGCACGACCCACCGCCAACTCCAGAAGCGAGTCACCGTGCTTGATGCACTGGCGATACAGGTCATCCTTCACGCGATTGTGGAATCCGTAGACATCCTTGAGGATGCGGTCACGTGAGTCCAGATTGTCCCGGTAGTACAGATCATCCTCGAAGGTCGCATCTGGCGGATTCGCAACGAGATTCCGAATCATATCCTCCGTGATCGGCACGTGGATATTGGTCCAGATAGAATCCGCAACGGCAATGTCGTTACCAAACTGCGGGCGACCCAGGACACGGTACTGGTGGGTCTTGTCGTGACGTGTCCGCATGATAATCCAGCGACCCTGCTCGGTGTCGTACGAGCACTCGATGATGGTATTGTCCTCCACGCGATTTCCCTCGGCGTCCACGGGAACTCCGCGATCGTTCAGGGGCAGATTGATGTTGTGCGCATCCGGCGCCCGGGGCACCATCGGCTGGAACGGGGAGGGAATGCGGTCAGTCACTGACGACTTAACTCGTGCCTCGTCATCGACTACAGGAAGCACATACTCTCCCGTCATGGTCTCGCAGGGATACACGATATCGCCCGGAGTCCGCGAGATGTACAGCGTTCCCTTGACCACCCGCTTCCCCAAGGTCGTGTCAAAGCTCTCTCCATTCTTGAACTTGACCAGGAAGTCAATGCTGTTATGTGACGAAGGCTTCCACTTGTAGACTGTCAGCCACGTACGTCCCTTGCGCTCATTCATCGGGGCGACAGGACTGGACCGCGGCGTAAAGACCAGTCCGTCAATCGGATAGTCGAATGTGGTGTCCAGAATCTTGCGAATCGCCTCCTGCATGGCATCACCGTCACCCGACAGGAACATCTTCGTCACGATGCGAAGAGGCTTGCTACCCGGCAAAGACGTGAAGTCCTTCGGGATGTCAGCGACAAAGGACCTGGCGCATCCCAGGCGAGACTTGGACATATCCTCCTCGTCGGTGAAGAGAGGAAGGCGACGCACGTCACGATTGCGGTAGAAGTAGACATCAAAGATATAGAACTGGTTACGGTCGGCGAGGTACTCGCCATCAATGACATCTCCCACGTGAAGGTCCTTGGATGCCGTCAGACCGGTCCAGGTGACCACCGAACTCGGGGTGATCCGCAAGACACGGCGATCGCGCATCACGACCAGAAAGCAGCGCTCGCCATCTGCCTTGTTCGTAACCGTGTAACCCTTCAGGATGTTGTTCGGGCGATCCGATACCAGGTGGCGACGCTCAAGAGTCACAGGGTTGAGAAATGGGACACGTGTGGTCTCAAACTCCATGAGGTAGCGCTGCATATCCGAGGACGTGAGCACGAACTGCGAACCCTGGAAAGCGGCAAGGATCGGTGAGACGTGGCGGACAATCGAAGACACAATTTGGTCGACGCTCTTTGTATTGTCAATCACCTCAAGCTCCAGCTCATACTTGGGGTTCTGCTTCAAGATATCTGCAAAGGTCTTGGTCTGCTTCGTCTTGGACTTGCTGAGAGAAAAGTCGAAGCGCACAATTCCATCGATGCTGGTCCAAGACTTGCGGTGAATGATGCGGACGAAACTTGCAGAATCCATCGGTGTACCCGAGAAGTCCTTGCGAAGATGCTCCTCGTGGCGCAGGGTGATGCGGATACCGGCATCCGGCACATCGATCGTATCCCGCTTGTCCTTGAGAGCCGTCACGACCTCAAAGTAGCGGCGCTTCCGCTCAACATCAAGAGGCACACCCCTGAAACTTTCTGTTGTGCAGACCTTGTGGATGTTTTCAGCTCCAATGACTGCAACTCGAAGCCCATCGGAGTAGGAGAAAGTTGCGCGATGCTCGTCTACGGGAGCGCCACGCGAATACAGTTGAATAGTCTTGACGATGCGGTCTGCAACGTCCTTGGTGTTGATTTGATTGCTCAGTAGCTTACATTCGAGCTCTGCGTGCTTGTCTTCCTTCATGATTGTTGCGAACTCCTTCAGCGCGGTCATTGCCGTTGAGGGAAGAAGGGACTCCATACTGCCTTATCTATTGATGTGAATGAAAAGCGTCCGTTTTACCTTCGTTCATACGTCTTGCGCTCGACATCATCTGCTTCCATCCGCTTGTGCTGATCCAAATAAAAAGTGACCATCTTTTCCATCTCAATCATACACTCGTCCGGTAGTGCATCTGACGAGACCAGTACGCCATTTTGGGTTTTTGTAAAGCTTTCAGTGTACTTTTTGATAATACCGAAGATCTGAGCGTGCTCGTTCGCATCAAGCCGGTCCAGTCTTTCCTTCAGCGCTTCCTTGCGGCTTCGGTTCATTTGTCTCTACCGCAGCAGTCCTTACCATCTTCTTCCTACGCGACTCGCCAGGCGCCTTTGTCTTCTCCACTGCAACAGTGACTGTACGCTTCTCAGAATCACCCGTGCCAACCGGTGCGGCGATCACATCGGACTTCTCCGGATCAGCCGTCTCCTCTTGGATAGCCGGCTTCACGACCTGGCGAAGCTTCCCCAGCACCACGATCGACTCGTCTCCCTGCTGGAAGCGAGTACCGATTACATCAAACTCGATATCCTGACCGACCTCTGCCTCATCAAAGTCGGTATTGCCAATGTGCAAGTCACGCGGCAGAAGAACCTTGATCGGCGACACCTCGGCATGGAGACCAATCTTGCTCTTCAGTACCACCGGCGCCTTGAAGACCTGACCGGCGTGCGGAAGACACAGATCTGCCTGGAATCGGACCGAGTAATCCAGACCACCTTTCAGAATATTCGTCCGACCGAACGAGTGTTCTGTGATGGTAATGCTTCGGGGCTGCACATATCCCTCCGGGAGGCAGATCCCCTCGTACTTGTGACGAAGCTGAGCAACAAGGCTTGCGTGAATATTACGTTGGAGGAATCGGGCATCCACGTGAACATTCCGAGTGAGCTCACGGCGTTCGTAGAGAGCGTCCATTGTGCCTTCTTGTGTCTTGAAGAAGATGATTTCATTTTATGTACTACGCTTTGAGTCCCTTCTTGACCTTGTCCTTAAGTTTTCCGGGAAGTGTATCCAGCACCTTCAGTTCTTCCGGCGTGTACCATTTGATGTTGGTCTCTTCCCGTGCCAAGAGCTCAAGGTACATACACACCTTCGGTTGTCCTGCCAACCCAGCAGGAAGTCCAACACCCTCCTTGTCGATGAACTTTGCCAGGTCTTTCATATGGCTCATCTTGTTGGCACCCGTGCCACATACGGTCGGCATAAAGTTCTTATCAGCAATGACTCGTGTAACCGCTCCAGCAGCAGAGGTTGATGGAGACAAGGTCAGAATCCCATTCCCTGCTACAGATGCAAACAAGCTACCACGATCTCCAATGAATCGGTCGATCAGGGCATTTCTCCACGCTTCGTATTTGGTCAGCTCTTCGCCCACCAGGTCAGGATCAGCACCCGTGACGACAAGCTCGGAGTCGGGGACATACAGCCGGTCAGCGAATGGCAGATTAGGTTTGGTCGCCAAGTACGCCTTCTTTTCAGCGGGAGTGAACTCGTGATCAAAGATGTAGCCATTTCGGGTCTCCACAGAGAAGCGAGTTGCAGCATCCTTGACCCAACCGTAGGATTCGCGGCGTACATCAAGCTGGTCCTGTCCGATATCCACCTCCGCTTCCTCTTCTTCAATCGGCTCAGGGAGATCAATATCCTTCGGCTTAACCGGTTTTGTGGTGCGCTCGACCAAGGTACTGTTGGCAACATCCATCGGAGCCAATGCATACAGATCACCCTTTGACTCGAGCAAACTGGGACGTCCAAAGGCATCCACAAATCGGAAGGCAGTAGAAATCGCCTGTTGCAAAGTGTAGATAATCACATCACGACTCGCCGGACGGAGAGCAGAAAACAGCTGCTCGCGATCCCAAATTGACTTGTCGATCATCAGCTTCCCAACTTTGGTCAAGATCTCATCCCGCGAGTCCAGGTAGGATGACAAGGGTCGGACGTGATCAGGATCGGGTTCAGACGGATTCACCTTGCACTGCTCGACATCAGGAGACTCGTCAAATGCAGGCGCCATCATCGTCTTCAGGCGATAGTTGACATCTTCCTGCCCCTCATCGCGGATCTGAGGAACCACCAGCTCACGCCAATCTGCTGGGAGCGCGACCTGGATAGGACAGTCCATTGCCGACTCTGACATCACCTTGCGAACCTTGGCAATCCGAATACCCTTCGTCTCGACCTTGGTCCGGTAGGTGTATTCATCAAAAGCTTCACGGGTCTCTTCAGGACGAACCACGTGGAGATAGACTGTGCAGTTCTGCTCCTTGGGAGGCAGATCTTGGTGAGAGCAGGTACGAAGAGCACGACCCACAACCTGTTCGATACGGCTCATATTCCACCAGGGATCCAGGATGTGAACTTGGCGGATGAAGCGAAAGTCGATACCTTCTGCAGCAAGAGGACTGGTCACCACGACCTTCACGTTCTTGCCCTTGACATTGTCACGCTTCTTGACAGCAGTCAACATCACGCTGATCTCAGCATCCGACGCATCGGAGGAGATCAAGATGTATTTGCCCTTTGACGGTCCTGTGTACGAGCTCTTTGCAAGCTGATTCTTTGACTTTTCGTAGGCAGAGTATCCGTGCTCTTCCAGGGCAATTGCAAAGAGTTGTGCACCGCGCTTGACGTAGTTGGAATACACTAAGCACACACCGGAGGATGTCTCGATCGACTTGATAGCAGACACGAACTTGCATGAGTAGTTGGGCAGGTTCTCAGGGGTCAGGAAGGCGTCTCCGCGGTAGGCTAGCTTCTTCTTTGTTTCCACAAAGGCATCCTTGAAGTCCTTGTTGTTTGGCATGACGGACAAAGTTGGTGCCATCATTGCCTGGCGTTTGGATTCATCATCTTCCTCGTGACGTCCACTTGTCAAGACCTCCAGCTGCTTTCCGGCGGGTTTCGAAGCAACCAAGCTCAGATACTTGATCCGGTGATCTTCAGGGATCTCGTGGTTATTGAATCCCATCGTCAACGCATCGGGATCAGCAATGACAGGAGGAGGCAGACGGAACGGAAATGTAAACGGACTCTCACCCTTGACGTAGGATACGTACTCTTGACACCACTCTCGAAACTTCTTCTCAGGTTCACCTTCCTTCAGATCTGCGTCAGATGTGAAAAAGTCCGATGCCTTCACCGCTGTCTTGAACGGTTGCTTCCGCTCATTCCACAAAAAGAGATTCATAAAGAAGACAATCTCCTCGTAGGTGTCGTACATCGGTGTAGCCGTCAGGAGGACCAAGACCATTCCATCGGCAACCTTCACAAGATTCTCCAGTCCACGTGCAACTTCAGTTTGGTCAGTCGTGATATTATGGGCTTCGTCGATAATCACCAAACGGTTATCAAAGTTCTCGTGAACCCACTTGTGATCGATGTCGGCTTCTGTTCCTTCCAGCTTCTCGTTCAGACGAGCACCGAAGGAGTTATAGGCTTGGAACTCGTAGAACTCCTTGATAAGACGATCTGCGGTAGTCTCTAGGCGACTGCGAACTGCAGGATCCTCCCAGCGATTGGGTTCTGATTCGATACGCAGCAGCATATCCAGGTAACGGCGACCGGTACACTGCTTGGAGCTCAAGGTTCCACTGACCTTGTCCAGATTCACACGGCTCATATCAAAGATCTGTGTGCGGAAGTTCTCCTGCACGGCACGAGAGGCAACGACCAACACTTTCTTGTCCTGAAACTCTGGGCGCATAATGTATTCCTCTGCAATTTGGATACCCGTGCACGTATTGTGCGTTACAGTAAAGTCACCAAGAACATACCGATGGTTCCCGTCGATCATAAATCCATAATACTCGTCTTCACCTATAGGAGTTACTGTGATTCCGTAGCGTAGTACATCCTTTATCTGTGTGCGAATAGATGCCTTCTTTCTTAATAGCTTGACGGGTATCATGTCGATATCTCCAGATATAAACGTACGGTAGTAAAATCCAGACACTCGCTGTCCTAAGTATATGCACGACTTTTCGACCACACGGGTTGTAGTTGCAAGACCAACCGACCTTGCAATGAACACAATATCATCTGTTATTTGTTTTGATTTTTGAATGATTTCGTATGTATTGTTACTAAGATATCCATCCGTATCAATAAGTCCCGCCAACACCTGTAACCGAACTGACCTTGAATTGATCTTATATACGTTTGGAATATGCTTATTATTGATGAGATTGTGTTGTTTCAGGAAACTCAAGAATACATTCTCATGGTGCTTAGAAATAGCAGATACGCGATAGTCGTATCCACTTTGGAATGTAAGGCATGAATTATTTTGACGACAAAAGTCTCGAAGGTAGTGAAGAATAACAGCATCTTGTGAAGAAATTACCGGATCCCTCTGCGAGCCATCTCCCAACCAAAGACCAAGTATATATGGATCAAACTCAATCGGAACTGCAGTAAAATCAATTGATGTTCGATATCCCTTCAGGTTGCGCTGAGTCTTTGCACTCGTTTGTAAAAAATCAGTTACAGTGATTTCCGTAACAATATTCCGAGATGACGTGTGTTGAAGGCAGAGAATGTGTTCACTATTCACAACATAGGATTCGCCCTTTGTTGACATAATGCGGTACATCTGATCACGCCCTCGGGCAAGCGACTCGACTGTTCTTGGCGTTGAATCATCTCCCATCAGGAGATCCCCTGCGGCGACATCTTCAACTAACTTAGTGGATCCATCGTACATTAATATCTTCGTTCCCCGACCATGACACTTGCCAACGCCGGTTCCGTGGACCATCAGCAGATTCCTGGTTGGAGAATCAGGAGACAGAACCCGACGCAGAAACTTCTGCTGTGGCTGCAATACGTAGTCAGATCCTGACGAGTTGCAAAGACGCGTACGAATCGTGTTCAATGCATCGACACTTGCGCCAGGAAGAGACGGTGTTTGGATTTCTGCGAGTTCTGGGTGTGTCAAGTTGACCATTACTTTGTTTCCCTATTATTTACTAAAGATGCCTTCCTCGCCACCGAATCCTCCTCCAGCGGATGCAAATGCCGTCCCCACCACTACGGATACAGAGAAGGTACTGTCGAGTGGTTGGGCGATTGCTGGTATCGTGATTGGTGCTCTAGTTGCGTTTCTCTGGCATCTCGGTGCCGCGAGTCTGTCGTATGCGAAGTACGGGTCGATCGGTTGGGCGATCCTGGACTTCTTTTTTGCATCTCTGTACTATCCCTTCTATGCACTGGTGCTTAACACGCCCTCTGCCTCCATGACCGCTCCGATGATGGGCGGTGGGCGCGGTCTTCGCTGGCTCAGAAAGTTATTCTAAAAAAGCCGCCTCTTGCGGTACGTCTTTCGTTTGTTTGATTTATTTTTACGGGTCCTAGTTCGGGACGACATTACTTATCGGATAGACTTTACTTTCACCAATCCATCAAGATGTCCTCCATTCTGCAAACAGACTCGGGCAAGGCGGAGAGCTTCTGATTCACCTCCTCCAGCGTCTTGTCCTCCGGCTCTTCGTCCTGACCGTCGGGGAGACGCGACTCATCCACCAAGATATCCACGAAGCCTGTGCCACAGGGAGGCTTCTGACCAAACATGATGTTTGCAGAGACACCGCGCATCGTGTCAAACTCTGCACCCATCGCCGCATTGAACATGTTCTTGCTGGTCTCCTCAAATGAGGACCGAGCCAGAACACCCGTCTCATTCTTGTTCATGCCAAACCGGTTCACCGCAACAATGCGACCGCTGAACGTCATCGAGTCCACCAGCACGGACAGGTGGTGGTAGTTCACCTTCTCTGACACGAAGACCTCGGAGCACTCCTCAAAGATCGCCAAGCGTGCAGCCTCAATGCCGAAGACGTCATTGATCTCGTGGATGTCGTTCGAAAACGTACGGGATCCGTCGACACCCGGGAAGACCATCAGCTGGTACAGGTTGGTACCGTCCACGTCCAGAACATACTGCTCCTTCTGCGAGTATCCCGCCACCTTCTCGTCGTAGACCAGCTCGTTCTTGATCTTGCGGAGGTGAACACCACCCACACCATCCACACCCGTCAGAACCGTGTCCAACACCTTGTCCTCCCAGAAGCGGAGAGTGGTCGGGTTCTTGACCGCGTTACCGTCGAACGTCAGGCGCAGAACGATCTTGGTCGCCGACTCGTCCGAGTGCATACAGTCGATGATCTTGAGCTGGCTGTTCTGACGCAGCTTGGTCACGACCGCCGTAAGATCCGTGATATTGCGAGCCGCCTGCTCCTGGTCATTCAGCTCCAGGCGCATAATCCAGGGAGACGCGCAGGACTCGCCCTGATCGATTGAGAACTGCTGATACAGCGCCAGGATCTCCATATCCTCCTCCACCACCGTGCCCGACGAGGGCGGATCGTAGTAGATGCGGACTGACTTGGTAATGTCGCGCAGGGTCGTGCGCTGGATCTCCTTCATCTTCTCAATCGTAGCCTGCTGGTCGTTCGAGATCTCTGGGAGCAGATACACCGTATTACCAGGCTTCTTCGGGTTGGCAGATGCAGACAGCAGCTCCTCAATACGAGGCACTCCTGCCGTAGCGTTTGCCTTTGCCGTACCTGCAGAGTGGAAGGTGTTCAAGGTGAGCTGTGTAGTGGGCTCACCAATCGACTGAGCAGCAAGAGCGCCCACCATCTCACCTGCATGGGTCTGACTCTTGATGTAGCGGTAGCGGATATCGCGCATCAGCTCATCGAACAGCGCCTGGCTCAGACGGTGAATGACGATCGACTTCTTGGGCGCCAAGTAGTACCGGAGCAGGGCGTGGAAGACCTTACTGTGAGGGAACTCCTTGATCAGGCGGTTGATGGCGGATACGACATTCGTCGGTGTCAGATCGGTCTTGGTCGAGTAGCTGTTCGAATACTTGGTGATCAGACGCTTGAGATTCACCGGTGCCAGGACCGTGTCATTCTTGCGGTAACGGAACACAGACTTCACGAACATCTCACGATCGGCAATGATGCTCTCCACCATGTCATCCACCTCATTCACGGAGTCCGTCAGGAACGGGTTCACATCTGAGGGAGTCAGGGCGTACTCGCGGTAGATGTTCTCCAGAGTCATCAGCGCCAACTCGCAGGTCTGAGACTCCACGGCAACTGTGTCCACTCCATCCTCACCGTAGACGAACTGAATCACAGAGCCGGTGACGTTACGGACGGTGCCATCGTGCTCCACGTGCTGGTCCTCCATCGACTTCATCAGACGGCGCTGAATGTAGCCGGTATCTGAGGTCTTGACGGCAGTATCAATCAGACCCTCACGTCCTGCCTGAGCGTGGTAGAAGAACTCAGCAGGCATCAGACCATCCACAAAGGAATGCTGCACGAAACCACGCGACTCCACGCCATCATCGTACCGGGCAAAGTGCGGCAGAGTACGATCCTGCAAGGTGTACTGAACACGGCGACCCTCAATCAGCTGCTGACCTAGCAGAGCCACCATCTGTGTGATGTTCTGCTCACCGCCCTTGGATCCTGAGTCAACCATCTGTACGATGCGGTTCGCCTTGTCCAGGGACTTGATCACCTCGCTATTGATGGATGCCGCAACGTCCTTCAGGGCAGACGAGATATCATCCTCCAGCTGCTCGCCATCTGAAAGACCCATCAGGTTCTCGTACTGTCCAGCGTGCACGGCACCAAGGATATCTGCCACACGGCTACGACCCTTCTTCAGCTGCTCCGCCACGAAGTCACGCGTGGTCTGGTTGGCAATCAGATCCGACGTGCCAACCGAGAAGCCGGTATACAAGTTGTATTGAGTCACGATAGACTGGATATCGTTGATCAGCTGACCGGCGCGCTCGTGACCAAAGTCGGTGTAGATCACGTGGAGCAGACCACTGACCGAGCTCTTCTGCAGAACATCGCCCTCGGCAAGCTGACCATTCTTCAGGGTGATCTTGCCCTTGTAGTTCATCATCGGGAAGGCAGTCGAGATCAGCTCGGCGCCCGTCCACGGCACGCCCTTACGGACGAAGGGCAGCTTCAGACGAGCCAGGATGTTCATCGCAATCGGCTCTGGGACACGAACGCCAGGCTGGGAAATACGGTAAGCACCCGTCATCGTGTCCTGAAACAGCTGGATGATCGGGCTGTTCGTACGAGGACTGATGATATTGCGCAGCACACTCGCAATGTACCGCAGCTCCGTCGCAGAGGCAATGGACTGAGGAACGTGCATGTTCATCTCGTCACCATCGAAATCAGCATTGTACGGGCGGGTTGCCGAGACGTTCAGGCGGAACGTCGAGTACGGCAGAACAACCACACGGTGCGCCATCATCGACGCCTTGTGCAGAGACGGCTGACGGTTGAACAACACAATATCACCATTGATCAGGTGACGGTGGACCACGTCGCCTTCGCGGATGTCGATAGTCTCCGGATTCACGTAGCGCAAGGATACCGTGCGATCGTCGGTCTTGAGGTAGACAGACTTGGCACCAGGATGCTTGTCCGGACCATTCTTGACGTAACTCAGCAGACGCTCGCGATTGTACGGACTCACGATCTCCGGAAAGGTCAGGTTGGTAGCAATCTCCTCCGGAACACCCAGCTCGTCCAGCTCGATGTTCGCATCCGGCGTGATGACCGAACGGGCGCTAAAGTCCACACGCTTACCCATCAGGTTACCACGCACACGACCTGTCTTGGCACCAAAGCGAGACTTCAGCGTGCGCAGAGGGCGTCCAGAGCGCTGAGCAGACGGCTCCAGTCCCTTGATCTCGTTATCCACGTAGGTCGCCACATCATACTGCAGCTTTGCAGTGTACTTGTCCAGGACCTCTGCAGAGTCGCCCTTGTCGATCTTCTCGCGGACCTTGTCATTGGCGCGCAGGATATCGATCAGCTTGTGGGTCAGGTCATCCTCCATACGCTGGTTGTCATCCATCACGACCGATGGGCGGACCGTCAGGGGAGGAACTGCAAGAATCGTACAGATCATCCACTCGGGGCGAGCGAACTCGGGATTCAGACCCATCTTGCGGCAGTCCTCATCTGTGATGCGCTGGAAGGCGCGCAGGATCATCTCTGCCTGGATCGCAGCGGGCGGGACATCGTCGCCAATCATCTGACCCTCCAGGGTCGCCGCCTTTCCAATGACCTTCGCGATCTTCTTGAACAGGGGCGTCTGGCAGTGGGGGCACTCAAAGGGAGAGTCCTTGCGCGGGGTCGGGCGCATCTCACGGACCTCCTTGAAGCGAGACAGTCCAGTCGACTTGTTCTGCTGGGCAGTCATACTCTCCAGATCCACGATGATCTTGGAGCAGTTCAGACATACAACGTTCGCCAGCTTCTCCACCATATCGAAGAACTGGTAGAGGTACACCGGGCGAGCCAGCTTGATGTGACCAAAGTGTCCAGGACAGTACTGGTTGGTCTGCTTGCACGTAGGGCAGACCTTGCCGTTCTCAATGACGCCAAATCGAGCATCAAACACTCCATTCGCAATCGGCTGATTATTCTGGTAGGTCTTATCGGTCGTCACTTCCACAACAGATCGCTTCAAAAGATTCTCGGGATTGGCAATGCCGAACTGGACGCCTACAATCGTATCGCCCATGTTTACTACCTCTTACTCTTGTGTGTAGACTATTCCGTTTTGATCTTAGACACGCCACGTCGTTTGGCGATCACCCGATCCCTCGAAATCTACGCTACCATTGACGTTCTTCGTGTAGTAGTAGAATGCGATTGACTCACGGAATCGCCCCTCGGGAAGACGAAGTGGAGCCGGGTGTCCATGCCAACTCTTGGAGGAGGTGCTGAAGATCACTGCGCGGTTCAGGACAGGCGCCACAATGTGCTTGTAGCCGATCTGGAGGTGTCCATTGTACTCATCCTTCCAGTCGGGATTCATGTAGAGGAGCAGATTCAGACGACGATCCATCTTGCCATGAACCGGGTTATCGATCATGTTGAAATCTGTGTGCATTGACAGATATCCACCATTGTAAATACGATGAACACCAGCACCTGCAAGAGATGTATCGTTGCGGATGATTGGTGTAATTCCGGACAGCGCCTCAATGGAGTCAATAAAGTTGTCCGATGCGAACTCATTGAATAGCGACTGAAGGGTAGGCGGGAATCCATGATGAAATGCATACTTTTGGTAGGTGCACTTATCATTTGGATCCGTCCAATAGGTATAGTTTGACTGTCCAGGCTTGACATCCTTAATATCTGCAAGCAGCTGCTCCAGACATTCGGGCTTGAGAAAGTTGTCAATGACAATGTGAGGGAACGGGTCCTCGGTCTGATATCCACTGTTTAGTGTGGCGATGGACTCCGAGCGAATCATCTATATAGTTTTTCAAGTACAGATGTCTGTAAATCTGAGACCACCGGGCGGAGTTTGTGATGAATGCGACCAATCCACTCGAGCCACAGAATATTTGTTGCCATTGTGCTGATGACAATCAGTGTAAAAATGGTTAATTCTTGCGAGGGTTCAAGTTTGAAGAGCTGAAGGATAGGATCAATAAAACTGGTGTTGTCACCAATCAATTTTTGCTCAACTTTTGAACTCACACACCCATTGCAGGTGACGTGCTGAATCCATACTGCTGTTACCAGCATTAATGTCACAGTCTGTAGCCAAAATGCAGGATAGATTAAATGGGAAAATGCAACTAAAAAGATCAGAGCATATCCCATAAAATAGTGAATGACGCGGATAATACGACCTTTTTGTGCGTCATCCTTTTCCCAAAAGATGATCTTGTGCACAGCCCATTCCCAATGTTCCACTGCCCAGGCTTCCATTACTCTGCGTACTGAACAGAATGTTTCAGAACTAACACGACCATCGCAGCCCATATTGCATTGAAGACATAGTACGTAGTGTCTTCGTGAGTGTGGTCGTAGTTTGTTCCGAACAAGTGGTCAAGAACATCGGGTCCGTAGTTAACCTTGGTGTTTTGATGGTGGCGCGAATGAGTCTCCGTCCCAATAATCGAATAATTCATAACGTGAATGGAGATCCACATCAGGGAAGACAGTAAGACAATGCTCGTGGGAATGAAGTGAAAGCCCGTGACCCACTGGATCCAAATGGGGACCACAATCCAAAAGAACACTTCCCATGTGGTTTCGGCAATCAGCTCAAGGGTCCGGTTCTGAATTGGCTTGGGTTTTCCGTGGTGTCCCCATATGTGAAAGACTGGAAGCAAAGCCCAGGAACCCGCGGGAATCAAATGCAGACCGCGGTGAGACCAATATAACCACAGTGGCATTGCCACGACTCCACTCAGCAAATACAATGGGTCAATCGGATGTGTCAGTAGATAGCAAAACCACGTAAAGACCGCACCCATCAGAAAATGACCATGTTCTGCAACCTGGGCAAGCGCCTTTCGGTCGAACATTACACTACGCGAAGAGAAAAACAGGCTTCCCAGAACTCGTCGTTATCCAGCGCGCGCTTCACGGCATCAGGGTTGTAATCCTTCCCAAGGGACTCAATAAACTTTTCATATTCTTCGCCACGATGTTGCTTGAACAACGACGCTTGGCGAAACCGGGCACTCCGAACGACTTGCACAATTTTCTTTGCAAGTAGTTCAGTTTTGTAAGCAGAGACGCCAAACTCTCGTTCAGAGTCCTTCATAGTCCGGACGATGGAGTTCCAATGCTCCAGAGTCAGATAGTAGTCCATATTATACTATATATTGATATTGGAATGTATACGAAGTAGGTGTAAACGTGTCGTAGGTGTTAAATGTTGCCGTTAGCGTCCAGACTGGACTCGTACCGGTTATATAAATATCAATCAGGGTATATGCCGGTATAGCTGACCATGAAAATCCAGTTATCCATATGTAGCTTGCGGCTTCTGACAGTGTCTCCGTCACTGTAAGAATCGTGGGCGGAGGATCGTAGAAGGTTGATTCGTTGTAAGGCGTGCTACCCGTAAGTATCTCAAGGGAGTACGGAGGTCCCGTCATTCCAGTTGCACCTAGAGTTGGACCCGTTGATCCCGTAGTACCCGTCACGCCGTAGGCACCTCTGACTCCTGTTGGACCGGTTGGACCTCGTGATCCAGTTGTACCCGTCGCTCCAGTCCTAGACGAAGATCCCGTTGCCCCGGTTGGACCTTGAACTCCAGTGGGTCCTGCAATTAGACCCGGGTTTGCAGGACCTGTTGTACCGGTCGGTGAACTGCCTTGTGTCCCAGTTGGACCTTGGGTTCCAGTGGCACCCGTAGCGGGTGAACGTTGAGGACCCGTTGCACCCGCGGGTCCCTCTGCTGTTCCGGTCGGACCTGGACCACCTGTTGGACCCGTGATTCCCGGTGTACCCGATACCGTTCCATTCGTTCCTTGGAGTCCACCGTTACCTTGTGGTCCTATCCGAGAAAACCCAGCGGCACCCGTGGGACCCTGAGGTCCAGTAGTTCCTCGAACGCCTCGCACACCTGTGGTGCCGGTGAGTCCGGTGCGACCTGTAGATCCTGTGGTACCACGCGGACCCGTTGCACCCGTCGCAGCTAGTGGTCCCCTGGGTCCGATAACTCCGGTTGGACCTTGGTATCCTGTAACACCCATTGCGCCCGTCATTGCAGAGAGCCCTGTCGCTCCTGGAAGACCCGTTGCTCCTCGTTTACCCGTTGGTCCAGTTGCGCCGGTGGGTCCGACCACGCCCGTTGTGCCCGTAACTCCGACCCACCCTACGTTTCCTTGTAGACCCGTCGGACCCTGAACACCAGTTTCTACAACAATTCCTTGAAATCCAGTGAATCCTGTCGTTCCGCGAGTTCCAGTGTAGACCGCACCTCCTTGAGGACCTTGAGCACCTATTTGTGCACCCGGAATGTATCGGACAGGTTGTTCGCATGCAGTTGTTGAACGAGGAGAGTACGACACGTACATTATACTTAGTTGAGACCGTAATAAAAAACAGTGTACGTCGCATTGCCCCCTGCAGCAGATCCACGGACAGATAAAGTGACCGTATTGTACGTAGTACCCGAAGACACTGAGAGTGCAACAATACCTCCTACGCTTGCTGGAGTATCATTTGACAATCCTCGTAGAATCAATGGCTTTGCATTAGGGATACTCGAAATCAGTACACCTGTTGTGGTAGATGAGGATGATAAACTTGTGAATGCAATTGTTCCCGAACTGGTGGTCAGTGTACTTGTCGAACCCGTTGGTCCAGTGGATCCCTGAGGACCTACTGCACCCGTTGTACCTGTCGAGCCCTGCGGACCCGTCGGACCCGTTACACCCTGAAGACCTGTCGGACCCGTTACGCCCTGAGGACCTGTCGGACCCGTTACACCCGTCGGACCTGTTACGCCGGTTGAACCCGTAACTCCCTGGGGACCGCCTGCTGCACCCGTAGCACCCTGTGGACCAGCTGCTCCTGGCGTTCCTTGGGGACCCGTAACACCCTGAGCTCCCGGTGTACCCACACCTTGTGTCCCCGTAGGACCCGTAGCGCCCGTAACTCCAGCTGCATTTGGAGGACCAGCGACACCTTGGGGTCCAATCGGTCCAATTGCACCGACTGGTCCAGCATATCCTGGTGGTCCTTGATTCCCCTGTGGACCTTGCGATCCAACTAATCCAGTCGGACCCTGGACTCCCGTATTTCCTGCCAGACCTGTCGCACCCGTTGCACCCGTACGTCCTTGAGGTCCCCGAGATCCCGTTACGCCCGTTGCTCCCTGAATGCCCGTCGGACCCGTTAAGGTTGCGGCACCGGCAGGTCCCGTTGCTCCAGTCGGTCCCGTTACCGTCGAGGTGGGTCCAGTCGATCCCGTGTATGTCGCATATCCCGGAAGTCCCTGGGGACCCGTAGGACCCGTATTTCCTGTCGAACCTGCAACTGTACTGGCAGGACCAAATTGACCCGTTGGTCCTTGAGGACCCGTTGGTCCCGTGACTCCCTGATTGCCCTGGGTACCCTGGGGTCCAGGATTTGTTGCAGAGCCCGGTGGACCCGTCGCGCCCTGCGGACCCACTAATCCCTGCGGTCCCTGTCCACCTGGAATCCCTTGGGGTCCAGCCGGACCAGCACAAAAGTTTGGAGCACAGGTTGTCACTCCGACACCCGGCGTATAGCGTGACAGGAAGGATGTCATCCTTTAGCTTGTACCTGAGACGGTTTTCATCGCTAATTGGATGTAAGCTGAATGCTGTTACACGATATGCTGTTATACCAGTATAAATAGCCGCTAGAGTCAACTGTGAAATAACCAGAATTGCCGCCATTTGTTAGGCTTAAGAATCCACCGAAATTCAAAGATATGTTTGATGCGGTTGCGTTGACTGTTACTGCGCCCGTCGAGGATGTGAGCGTTATATCACCTGCCCCGCCTACGTTCGATGCATTACAGATGCTATAATTTGAAAGATTTACATCTGAGATTGCGGGATATGTTGACCACGTGTATATGTTTGCATCGCTTCCTGTTGGACCCTGCGGACCTCTTGATGGACCCGTTGGACCTGTAAATCCAAATGGACCCGTGTATCCCGTACTGCCAGTTGGTCCCTGAACACCTATCGCCGCATAGGCTCCATCCAGACCAGTTGCTCCCGGAGGTCCCGTTGAACCAGCAGTACCTTGCAGACCCATCACACCCTGTTGACCATCCACACCCTGTGGTCCCGTGGGTCCAACCGCGCCGGTTACACCTTGATTACCTTGGGTTCCTTGGGGTCCAGTAGGTCCTGTCACACCCTGATTACCTTGAGTTCCTTGGGGTCCAGTAGGTCCTGTCACACCCTGATTGCCCTGGGTTCCCTGGGGTCCCGTAGGTCCGGTTACACCTTGGTTACCCTGGGTTCCTTGAGGTCCGGTAGGTCCCGTGACTCCCTGATTGCCCTGAGTACCTTGAGGTCCCGTGGGTCCCGTGACTCCTTGGTTACCTTGGTTGCCCTGGGTACCTTGAGGTCCCGTCGGTCCAGTCACACCCTGGGTACCTTGAGGTCCAGTGGGTCCGGTCACGCCTTGGTTACCTTGGGTTCCCTGCGGTCCAGTAGGTCCTGTTACACCTTGGTTGCCCTGAGTTCCTTGAGGTCCAGTGGGTCCAGTGACTCCTTGGGTACCTTGAGGTCCTGTTGGTCCGGTGACACCCTGATTTCCCTGGGTTCCCTGAGAGCCATTTGGACCCGTAGCACCTGCAAAAACTCCAACATCTACGAATGTTCCCGGGACTCCCGAGCTTCCCGCAACAGTACACACCCACAAATGCCCAGTATCATCTGTAACATACGCATCATTGACAGCTGGACTGAGGATGTAATACAGTGCTGCTGAGTTTGCCACGTGACCCTTAATGATAAGCGAAGCACCTGGCGGTCCGACAATACCCTGAGCTCCAGTTGGTCCTGTCCTGCCTTGGTTACCCTGAGTACCTTGAGGTCCAGTAGGTCCAGTCACTCCTTGGTTACCTTGGTTGCCCTGGGTACCTTGAGGTCCAGTAGGTCCCGTCACACCCTGATTCCCCTGATTACCCTGAGTACCTTGAGGTCCAGTGGGTCCAGTGACTCCTTGGGTTCCTTGGGGTCCCGTAGGTCCAGTCACACCCTGATTGCCCTGGGTACCTTGAGGTCCTGTGGGTCCAGTCACGCCTTGATTCCCTTGGTTGCCCTGGGTACCTTGGGGTCCCGTAGGTCCCGTGACTCCCTGATTACCTTGGTTGCCCTGGGTACCTTGAGGTCCCGTGGGTCCAGTGACTCCCTGATTACCTTGGTTACCTTGGGTTCCCTGGATACCCTGGTTTCCTGTGGGTCCGGTTACACCTTGGTTGCCCTGGTTACCCTGGGTTCCTTGGATGCCCTGGTTTCCAGTAGGACCTGTGACTCCCTGATTTCCTTGAGTGCCCTGCGGTCCGGGAACAGTACTTGCTGCTCCAACTCCTTGAGGTCCTGTTACGCCCTGATTACCTTGGGTTCCCTGAAATCCCTGGGATCCTTGGAATCCCTGCGGTCCTGTTGAACCAGCCGTACCTTGCAATCCTACAATGCCCTGCTGACCGTCAACGCCTTGGGGTCCCGTCGGTCCGACTGCACCTGTGACACCCTGGGTTCCTTGTGGTCCTGTGGGTCCCGTAACACCTTGGTTGCCTTGAGTTCCCTGCGGTCCGGTGGGTCCCGTAACTCCCTGGGTTCCCGTAGGTCCCGTAACACCTTGGTTCCCTTGGTTACCTTGAGTTCCCTGTGGTCCAGTGGGTCCCGTGACTCCCTGGCTTCCCGTAGGTCCAGTCACACCTTGGTTACCTTGGGTTCCCTGCGGTCCGGTGGGTCCTGTCACGCCTTGGTTGCCTTGGGGTCCCTGGGGTCCAGTCCCAAGCGGACCTGTGAAACCCTGAGTTCCCTGATTACCCTGGGGTCCGGTGGAACCTGTGAAGCCAGGTCCATAAGCAATTAAATGCATGCTACACCATGTTCCCTGACCTGT